CGGACGGCTTGATAGCCAGCTAATTGATGACGGAGACACGGCTTTTGCCAGTCTCAATCAACGTCTTCGTCCTGACCAGCTTAAAGCGGGTGAAGTTGCCGTAAGCCAAAATGGGCGGATGGATTTGGATGGATCGTGGCAAACCCGTAAGGGCTATCGCAACGTCTTTGCAACCCTTAGTTCTGGTGGTAGTGCGCCCGTTCTGCCAATCAGCCTTCCGTTTAATCTAAATGATGGCGCGGTTAATGCAATTTACGGCACAGCACTCTATTCCGATCCCGTAAGCCAATCAACCGAGTATGTCGTTTTGGCGACAAATAGCTCGGCTAAACTGGTAAACACGTCAACGCTGGTTGCGACAACCATTAACTATCCAACTGGCTATACGGTTGATTCTAGTTGCACGGTGCTTCAAGCATTTGAAAATCTTCTAATATTCCGCGATGGTCAGGTGGCTTTTGAGTGGCATGGATTCATCCCAACAATCGTTTCTGCTATTCGCCAAGGAAATCAGGCTCGCATTACAGTGGCTAGCCATCATCACATAGTAAAAAACGACACCATTGTTGTTTCTGGAATAACTGGATATACTGGAACAAATCCAAACGGTACGTTTACCGTACTTGATGTTACGCCAACCCAAATCCACTACACAAACAGCGGAAGCAATGAATCTGGATGGGGTGTTTCTTCGGCTACAATCAATAACTCATTTGAGTTGGTTAATCGCGGGGCTTACACGCAGCCATTGGTTTACGATACAGCTACAAACACGACCATTGCCAATGGCATTGTCACCGTAACGGAATCTGGACACCTCATTGAACTAGGTGATTTGGTAACGGTGAGCAGCAGTGGCGATACGGGACTCAACCCAATTACGGAATACCGTATTTACGAAATCACATCAACCACATTCTTGTTCAAGGCAGATGCCCCAGACATCGCTGGAGCCACAATTTCAGTTGGAAAACGTCAGTCCATTAGTCTTGGCTATACCCATATGCCAGCCCCTCCGTGGGCCATCTACCATCAGCGTAGGTTGTGGATGCCGTTTAACTACACAATGACCGGAACCTCCGGTAGTCCAATCATAACGGCCCGCAATACCAAGGACGAGCTTATTGCATCAGACATCCTTGACGAGCAAACCTATGACCAGATTCAGGGTCAATTTACAATTGCATCGGGTGGAGCTGACTACGTTGTTGCGTTGCAGCCATTCTCGGAAGATTCCATTGTGGTGTTTGCCCGTAATTCCATTCACCTAATTCGTGGCGTAGGAGCAGATTTAGGGAATAGTTCCGTGCAGGAAATAACCCGTGAGGTTGGAGCAGTAGCCCGCAAATCTGTTGTTCAGGTTGGCAATCAGATTTACTTCCTGTCGGATAATGGTGTTTATGCCGCTTCATTTGAAGACCTCTACAATTTGCGTGGAGCTACGGTTCCGTTGTCTGAGGCAATCAATCCAATAATGGCACGCATAAATAAATCTTATGCTGCCAATTGCGTTGCGGTCTATCACGACAATCGCTACTACCTAGCCATTCCGCTTGATAACTCAACGGTTAATAATGCCGTTCTTGTCTACAATTTTCTAAATAAGGGCTGGGAGTCTTTGGACGTAATTAACAGCAATAATTGGAATATTATTGGATTTGTTCGCTCTGGAGCTGGCGCGAGTAATCGCTTGCACGTCATCAGCAAAGAAGGCGGAATCCACATGATTGACGAGGCTGTTAATACCAACCAAAACGACTATCAGGACTATCTCTGTCTCGGCATTGGTACATCTCCGGCCTATCAGGATATAAGTTCTATTCTAACCACTCGCCAATACACCTATTCGACAATGGATCGTAAGAGGTTTAACAGCTATGAGCTTCACGTTGAAAGTGCCGCTAATGTGCAGTCTAACGCTAGTTTGTCGCTGGAAATTGAAAATCCAGATTCTACTATTGCCTTGAGTTCTATTTCGCAAATTTACGGAAGCAATTTGGATTCTGGTGAAGACCTTTCGCTTCGTGGGCGACTTGGGAACAAACGCGGCTATGGTGCTCAACTAACCGTTACGCCTAGTTTTGGAAGGCCAAAAATCCGGTCTATTAAGATTTCTGGTGCGCTTCAAAATGGCGGCAACATCTCTTCTGAATAATGCCAGACATTACCAAAGGTTATACGTTCAGCGATTCCAAGACGGACTGGGCCTCTAACAAAGAAACGGCGTTGCGTCTCAACAGGATGGTTGATGACGCCAAGGTTAATCTAGTTGCTGGAACTAACGTCACTATTACCCGTGGGTCTAGTGGCGTTACGATTAACTCTACTGCCTCTGGCTCTGGAACGGTTACTGGTGTTTCAGTAGTTTCGGCAAATGGCCTTAATGGCACAGTTGCTACTTCAACAACAACTCCAGCCATTACGCTTTCAACAACCGTTACAGGCATTGTAAAGGGAAATGGAACAGCTTTAAGCGCGGCTACCGCTGGCACAGACTATCAGGCTCCAATTACGCTTACAACTACGGGAACATCTGGTGCGGCAACATTCACAAGCAACACGCTTAACATCCCGCAATACACTGGTGGAGGTGGTGGAGATGTGTTTGGACCCGCCTCTTCTGTTAATGACAAAGTTGTGTTCTTTGACGGAACAACCGGAAAGCTGATTAAAGATAGTGGTTTATCACTTAGCGGAACCAATACCGGAGATCAGACAATCTCTCTAACGGGCGACGTGACGGGTAGTGGAAATGGGTCGTTTGCAACATCCATTGCAGCAGGAGTTATAGTAGACGCCGACATTAACGCAAGTGCGGCCATTGCGGACACTAAGCTTGCAACGATTTCAACAGCCTCAAAGGTTTCTAATAGTGCAACCACGGCGACATCGGCAAATACCATCTCTGCGATTGTCGCTCGCGATGCATCTGGAAACTTCTCTGCTGGGACAATTACGGCAAGTCTCACTGGCAATGTTAGCGGCTCATCTGGCTCAACGACGGGCAATGCGGCAACGGCAACGGCTCTTGCTACTGCTAGAGCGATAAATGGCGTAAGCTTTGACGGCAGCGCGGCAATCACGGTAACTGCCGCTGGAAGCACGCTATCAGATACGGTTCCGGTGGCTAAGGGTGGCACAGGACAGATAACAGCCAATGCTGCAATCAACGCATTGCTTCCTTCGCAATCAGGCGCAAGTGGAAAGAATCTCCAAAGCGACGGCACGAATACATCGTGGGTTGCGGCTGGCGGGAGCGGAACAGTAACCGCTGTATCAGTGACAACGGTTAATGGTGTTTCTGGAACCGTATCAAACCCAAATACGACCCCAGCTATTTCTTTGACACTGGGAGCTGTTACACCTACATCGGTCAATGGTGTGGTGTTTTCTGGCTCATCCTCACCCACACTATCCGTCACAGGAACATCTTCGGTGCAGGGAACAAATACTGGTGATAATGCCGTAAACTCAAATTATAGCGGACTTGTCACAAATGCAACCCATAGTGGTGACGCTACTGGAAGCGGTGCTCTTACGCTTGCAACCGTAAACAGCAATGTTGGATCATTTACAGCAGCCAACATAACGGTAAACGCCAAGGGACTCATTACCTCGGCGGCTAATGGTGTTCCAACAACCATTCAGGTTACAAATGACGAGACAACTGCCGCCGATCACTATCCGGTATTCATGCCCGCTGGCTCATCGCCATATAGTGCTGGTGCTAAAGTTAGTGGCGCAAAGCTGTCTTTTCGTCCATCCACAGGAAGACTTGACAGCATAGAATATGTTGGAAATGTGTCGTCAGCCACGGTAGTTGGCGCAGCCACGGGTTCAACAAGTAGAACGCTTTCGGCTTATCGTGGAGATGTGTTTAATGTACGAGATTTTGGAGCAACAGGAAATGGATCAACAGATGACACCTCTTTCATTGCCGCTGCAATTGATGCAGCTCTTGCTTCGGCAAACGGCGGGGCTGTTTATTTTCCATCCGGCACATACAAACTTTCTTCATTAATTACTAGGTCAACAATTGCAAAAACCCTAACACTATTTGGAGATGGTGATTGCAGTGAAATACAAATGCATAGCTCAAGTGGTGCATTCAACTTTACCAGCACAACCAATTATGTGACTTTTGAGTTTCGCTCATTGCGGATGGCGTCTTATGCCAATGGGCCGTGTCTTACGATTGTGTGCGCTCCCGCCTCAACCACGCACACGCGAAATATGCTCAAGGTATCGCGAGTTAATATGGTATCGTATTTTGTTGGAGCTACGCTTACCAATTATTTTACACGCGGAATAGTAATGTCACTTGCATCAAACGCCATTATTAGCGACTGTTTATTTGAGGGAGGTGTGGATAACTCCAATGGTAATAGAGCCATACAAATAAGCTCAGTATGCGTAAACACGCTAATATCAAATACAAATCTTAACTTTTGGGAATACGGTGTTCATTGTGGCGTCTATCAAGAGGGCGTCTGCATGAATAACGTCATCATGGTTTATGTTAAAATAGGACTTTACCAGTATGTAGCAAGTTCCGCATTGCGTTCGACACTATTTGCTTTGTCGAACACCCACATTGATGCACGCGGTGCCAATAGTTACGCTATTCAATGCAATAATCTTGATGGGCTTCAATTAAATGGGTGTTATTTTATTGCGGGTGATGGTTGCGCTAGTCTCACTCAAGTATTTCAGAGCACAATTACAGGTAGCTATTTTTTCATGGCTGGAAATTATGGAATAAAGCTATTTAATAGCAATCCAAGCCAAAACGACGATGCAGGAAACCAGATTTCATGTTTGGCTGTTACTATTATTGGAAACACTTTTCATGGAACCGCCAACAGTGTAGTCCTTGAAACACTTTGCATGAATTGTTTGGTGGAAAATAATACGCGAGCTACCAGAAGCGGAACTTCACCATACAGACCAGACATGACAAACCTAAACTTGAACACCTCCGATGCAACTGGTGGTACACGGGGCAATATTATCCAAGTCTGATATTATAATACAATAACTTATGCCAATCCTATTAAAAGGTTACACCTTCACCGCCGCTGAACAAGTTACGTCTACCAAGCTAGGCAACCTTGTTGACAGCTCAACCTTCACCTCTGGTGCCGTTGACGGGGTTACAACCGATCTTTCATCTGGCGCAATCATTGTAAAAAACGGAGGAATCACACCCACTAAGCTATCGACTGGCTATCCAAGTTGGGATGGTTCTAGCAATTTGACGGTGGGTGGAACCCTAACGGCTACTGGAGCCATTAGCACATCAAGCAATCTCACCGTAACGGGCACGTCGTCCATTACCGGAACGTCAACGTTTGTTGGAAACGCTACGTTTACCAATCAAATCATCCGTTCTGGAACATCATCTAGTCGTACCGTTCAATTGAAAACTGAGGCTAGTTCTCCCAATGCTATTAGTTTTGGTTTCAATAACGGAGACCTTCTTGTTA